TCGTAGTAATATTTTTCAGAACGAACTGTTTATGAAAAATGTTACAATCCCGTATTTACAGGATTATAGAAACGTTACTAATTTTGCCCGTTTCATGGGTGGTAGTGATGCTGTTATTTATAACAAAATGGAAAGCAAAGGCGATGGTGATCGTATTGTATTCCCACTAAGACAAACTTTTGATCCAGCTGTGGCAATTGGCAATGAGCAATTAGAGGGTAACGAGCAAGAGTTAACCTATGTTAGTGACATGGTAGATGTTGGAAGAATAAGATTCGCAACATTGCTTACTGATGTTCAACTTATGAGCTTACAAACCAAGTTTCAATTAGAATCTGACGTTAGAGCTGATTTACTTTCTCAAGCAGATATGCTTAATACAAAAAGGATTCTACAGTCTTTTGCGCTTGCTTTTGATGGTGGTGCTGCTGGTGTAAACCCTAGTTTAAATCAGCAATTTAGTTACAGTCAACTAAGAGATCGTATCCTCGCTTCTCGTCTTGATCAAGCTGCTGGTGGTCTTTCAAGATCTAGAATATTAATTGGAGATCCTAATTTAGCTGGTGGTAACTGTAGAACTACTTATGCAGACCTTGTAACAGCTTTAGTAGTTGGTAACTTCCCTGTAGCTACAAACGTAATGAACGTATCACATATACGTCAGTTGTTTAACCAAGCCGCAACTGGTCAAAGCCTTGTTATCACTGATAACGCTTTCACAGTTAAAGAGTCATCTATTAGACCATACAAATATAAAACACATTTAGGTTTTGAAGATAAGCGTTATGTCCTCTTTATAGCTCCTGAGACTTATAACAAGTTAGCTGCTGATGCAGTATGGCAAGCACAGGTAAATAGAGGTGTAATTGAAAATCAGGATCAGCCATCAATTCTTTTTGGTTCCATGTATAAAGGAACTATTGAGGGTGTCATGGTGATTGTTATACCAGAACTTAGCAATTTCATTATTACTAATGGAGCTGGTAATAGTTACGCTTATTCTCTTTTCTGCGGTGCTGCTGCTGTTGGTTTTGGTATGGGTCAAACTCCAACCTTTACTTTCAGAAGTTCTACAGACTACGAATTATACAAGGGTCTAGCTCATAACGAAATAAGCGGACTTAAATTGCTAAAATACCCATCAAAAGCTAGAGGTGTTAAAGGAAACAATAACAATCTAGTTGAATATGGCGTAGTTCATTCATTTACAACCATAGCTTAAAGAGGATAATTATGTTTATATTAAACAAATACGATGTTACTACTCCAGCTGCTCCAGCAGCAGCGGCAGTGGATAACGCAGCTCCGAACGTAGCCACTGGGGCAACTGGCAACTCAGGTGGTAACGATATAGTAACTGTTATTACAGAAACTGCGGTTTATACTGACCAGATAATAAGCAAGCTTGTTGCTATTACGTTAGACGCTGGTGGTCTTGGTGCTGCCAATGCCTTTGCTTATGTAAAAGTACCACTTGTTCAACTTGGTATATCTGGAGTTAGACCAGTATTAGCTGCTCAAGTTCTTGGGGTTTATAATCCAGCTTCTACAGAACAAATAGCTGCTGGTGCTACTCCATCATTTATTGGAACGGTTGCAGGAGCTCCTACGCTTGCTATTTATGTTGTAAATAGCACTCTAATTATAAAAGTGCCAGTTGCTAATAGGGCTTTGTTTAACGGCAAAGTTGCAATGGTACAATTATTTTATAGTACAGCTGCTGGTAAATAACCAAGCATAAATAAAGGAGGTTTTTTACCTCCTTTATATCCTTTTAGAGGTATTATGAACGTAACGGAATTAATAGAACTAACAAATTGCTTAAGTACTGATAAGAGTGAACTAACACCTAAAGAACGTGCTGCCTATTTGCAATATTTGAATATGGCAAATGATGAGCTTTATGAAATAGCGTCTTCTGGTCTGAACTCGATAGTTCAAGATAAAGTGTTATATTTTCAATTTATGGGATCGTTCAAAGATTCTGGCACATTTGCATTACCAGATAATTTATTTAAAATAGATAGTGTTTTTGTTGGTCAATCTTCTTTAAGAAAAGGAAATTATATCAATGCAAGTACTGGTATTGTTCCTGATGAATACATTACTTATAGGAATTATATACTTTGTAATGTAGGTAACTCTTCCTTGAAATATCCAACTGCTATTGATCCAACAGATAACGTTAATAAAAAATATTTATATATAACTTATTTTCCTAATCCAAAAAGATTAGTTGAAGACATTAATGATGCTAATCTTGAGACTAATACACCAGTTTATCCTCTTCCTTATCATATATTCTTAGTACATGGAGCTTTATATTACTTCTATTTTAGTAATAAGGTCTTTATGGATAAAATGGCTTATATAAGGAATGTATGGGAAAAAGATAAGGAGACGTTAGCTAAATTTAAAAACTATGGTTTATAATGTTTAATCATCATCCACAAACTATAGCAGTTCCATTTCCATTTAAAGGTATTAACACAAATACTAAGGACGATATATCTTACGGCCGGTTTATTCAGAATATATTAGTTAGCGACAATAAAACTGGGGCACTCCGTTATGGCACAGAATTAACAGCTAGCTTTCCTTTTTCTGACACTTTTTTTGCTCGAGAAGTTCTAGCAGTTATGCCGTTCTTAAAAGATAACGGAACATCTGAAAAACTAGTATATGTCAGGTATCTTGGACAGTCAGCTATTACTCATCAAAATATCACAATTGCCGAGCATCCCAATTTAGCTGGATGGTGTAGAGCAACACTTGTTCTTGCCAATTTCCAAGAAGAATATAGAATCTGGTTAAGAAATTCAATTAATGATGGGATACGTATTTATTTCAAGCAGGAAATAGGCGTGGAAACTGAAATTAGTGTTGTAACTTCTACTGACCAATTAATAGTATTTGATTTCCCCGTACTTCGAGCTAATATTACTAATCCATTTAATGTTTTTATTGAAAAAGCATTAATTGCTAGAATTACAGCTAACGGGGCTTACGAAATTATAACTGATCAAGTAGACCCGCTTGTTATCGTTTCATACGTAAACTTTCAAGGTAAATTATTAATTGCTAATGGAGTTGATCCAGTCAAAGTATATGATGGTAATCAGTTAGTAGGTTTAAAAGCTCCTGTTCCTATTCCTAATGTTACTCCAATAGTTGTAAATGGTTTTAACCTTACTTTTCCTATTCCTCAAGATTACCTTGCTACATTACAAGCTGATGTAAAAGTGGGTGATGTCCTTACTTCCGTTAGTGATAATGAAAACAGAGCGGTTACTGTTACTAATCTAGTTTATAATGTACCCGCTAATAATCAAGTTGTAATGACTATAACAGTTAATATTGCTCCGCAAGCAAATGTTAGAAAAATGTTATATCAAAAACTGTGTCCATCTTTTAGTTATTTAGCTGTTGTACATAAAAGATTGTGGGCAGTCGCAGAGGGTAGAACTTACAAAGATAAATTCAGATCCCCCTTACTTGCAATGAGAGCTTATTACGCTGCTAAAACGGAAAGTATTTATGATTGGTTCAATCCACAAACCAATGAAATTGATTTTATTAACTTGAGTAACAATTCAAGCGTTCCCGATAATCTGGAAGCAATAACCATGTTTGAGGGCAGGACTTTGTTTTTTGGAAGAGAAACAACACAAGTCTTTATTGGTGAAGACCCGACAACCAATGATGACGGACAGAACATTACGCTACCAGACTTTAAATGGGAACAGACTTTGCCAGTAGGGATAATCCAACAAACACTATTTGTAGAAGTGCCTAATAATCTTGTGTTTTTATCCAAGTACGGGATTGTTTCCTTAACTTCGGTAAGTGAGTATTTACAGAGAAAACTACAAGTCTCCTACCAGTTTTCTACTCCTATTGATCATTATATTAATAGTCAGCTTAGTTTTATCGAAACTGATAGGGATTTTAGAAGTATGAGAGCCTTTTTATATCCTTATGGGAGGTTTTTAGGTTTTAGAATAAAATATAGCTGTTTTGTTTATCAATTAAATAGCGAGGGGGCGTGGGTTGTATTTAGTGAGAACTTTGCAGAAAGTTCAAGCCTTTTATATGATTCTACTACCCAAAATTTATATCTTGGAATGCCACAAGGGGAATTGCTGGTTTATTCCGATAAAGTAGGCAAACAGTCATATCTTGAATATGGCAAAGGTTATATGTCATGGTTTATTGCTTATAATTGGACATTTTTTGAAAATACATGGGCAAATACCGATGTTTATATTGATAGTAAAACTCTAGAACCTCTTAACGTAAAAGTGCGTATTTATACCAATCAGGATGAAACGCAAAGTATTAATGAGGAATTAATAATAGATAAACAAGGAATATTGTATGATGTTTCGCCTTTCGGTTTAAAACCTTATCCTTTAGATGAAACATCTTTTACTCATGAAATAGTTAGATTTACCGCTGACTCTTTAATGATTGAATTATCAGGCACTAGTAATGATTTATTTGTTTTTAATAAACTATTTTTAGC